TCGAATATCACAGGTTTGTTGAGACAACAGTGGACGGAGTGACAACTTATCCGTACTATGTTTCCAACAGAGTTTATGTATCAAAATCCCCTCAGTCAATCGGAGACAAGATTGACCTTAAACAGACCAAATGGGCTGACCTAATGGCAGATACGCCGCCAATCCTCAAGGCGAACGGTGAAAAGTTGGACGGACCTCTGTACGGAGTACTGCGGACGCCACAGGCGAATAACGTAGATATCAGTACACCTCTTGGATTGCCGATATTCGCAGAAGCCATAGAAGAATTAAAAGACCTCGATATTGCATACAGCAGAAACGCCGGAGAGATTTTTGATTCGCAGAAGATTGTTCTGGCAGATGATAGGCTGCTGATGCCAAGCGGTACACCTGTATCAACCATGTCACCGCAGGGTATGGAGAATAGACGCAATGAGATGAACTTACCGCACTTTGTCAAGAATATATTCGGACAGGACGAGAAAGAGTTCTATCAGGAAATCAATCCGGTTCTCAACACAGATACCCGTATAAGCGGCATAAATGCCATTTTAAGCCAGTTAGGGTACAAGATTGGATTCTCCAACGGGTACTTTGTATTTAACGAATCCAGCGGCATTCAGACAGCAACAGGAGTAGAAGCAGAACAGCAGAGGACAGTGCAGTTCGTCAAGGATGTAAGGGATAAGTTAGAGTCTTGCCTAGATGAAGTTATTTACGCATTGAACGTCTACGCTGATCTGTACGGGCTTGCACCGGTTGGGGCTTATGAAGTCAATTATGATTTCGGAGACATCCTATATGTGCGTGAAAACGACCGCGCAAGATGGTGGCAGTATGTAACCACCGGCAAAGTTCCGGCATGGTTGTATTTTGTAAAATTCGAGGGAATGACGAAAGACGAGGCAGTAGCAATGGTCAAAGAAGCTCAGCCAGACGAGCCAAAATTGTTTGGAGATGAATAGTTATGTTAAGCCCAGAATATTTACGGCAAATTACAGAGGGTAGTGAACAGATAGCAGAAGAACTGCATCAGTACATCATCTCTGAGATTGTGTCGAGAATGATGGCAAGAATCGGCAGAGGTGAGGATTATATTCTGACCAATGCCGATGCGTGGAGAATCAGGACGTTGCAGGAATCCGGCGAACTGCTAGAGGACATTCTGGCAGAATTATCCAAATACACTAAACGTGAACAACAGGAACTTTTTGAAGCGTTTGAAGATGCCGGTATCACTGCAATGAACTATGATGACAAGGTATACAAGGCGGCAGGATTAAGCCCTGTACCACTCGAACAATCACCGGCTATGATAAGACTCATGGAGCGAAATATGCTTGCGATTATGGGCGAGTGGAAGAACTTCACAAGAACGACTGCAAGTGCCGCTCAAAGGCTCTATATCGAGCAATGTGACCTTGCATATAATCATGTGATGACTGGGGCAGTTGGATATACGCAAGCGATTAGAGAAGCAGTTAACAATGTTGTAAGCAATGGCGTTACAGTAACATATCCATCCGGCAGAAAAGATACAATTGAAACGGCGGTTGCACGTTCTGTTAGAACTGGTGTGGCTCAGGCTACGGGAAATATATCCCTAAAGCGCATGGAAGAAATGAACTGGGATTTAGTTCTGGTCAGTGCCCACATGGGAGCCAGAACAGGTGACGGCGGTGAGAATCCGGGCAATCACGCATGGTGGCAAGGAAAGATATACTCTCGTTCTGGCAAGAGCAAGAAATTTCCGCCGTTCTCATTGACCGGATATGGAACGGTAAGTGGACTATCAGGAGTTAACTGTCGGCATAGCTTTGGGGCAAGTGACGGGGAATTTAATCCTTATGCAGAACTATCAGCACAGGATAAAGCCGACAAGGGAAAGCAGTACGAAAAAGAACAGCGGCAACGTGCTTATGAGCGAAGAATCCGCAAAACAAAGAGAGAGGTTCTTGGACTGCAAGCAGGAGTTGACAATGCACCGAACGAAAAAGCGAAATTCGCATTACAACAAGACCTTGACCGGAAGTCTTATCTTTTACAGAAACAAAATGCTGCATACAAAGATTACTGCAAGCAGAATGACCTGAGAGAACTGCAAGACCGGCTCATGATAGCGAAGTGGAACCGCCAGAATGCTGCAAAAGCCAGAGGAGCGGCAAAGAGATATAAAACAGCAAAGGGGATTGACTGATGGATAGATGGGAATATTTCAATCCGAATCCTGTTAAGGATAAAAGAACAGGAGATTGCGTTGTCCGAGCAATATGCAAAGCAACTGGCTTCGACTGGGAAACGGTATTCGCCGGATTAATGATACAAGCATGTGCTCTGTCAGATATGCCGAGTGCAAATTATGTCTGGGGAGCGTACCTCTATAAACGTGGGTACAGACGCAAACTGATTGAGCAATCAGAACGGTATATCTATACAGTCAACGACTTTTGTGCAGACCATCCGACAGGTACGTATATTTTATGTATAGATGGCCATGTGGTGACGGTACAGAACGGTAAATATTATGATACATGGGATTCCGGAAATGAAGTCCCGGTATACTACTGGGAAAAGGAGTAGCTAAATGAGCATATCAGAATTTGTACAGATTTTCCTTTCTATCTGCGGAGGGGTGTCTATTGTCGGAGGGGCAACAGCCGTGATCTTTAAATGGATCACTCCGGCATTCCGACTTAATAAGCGAGTAGAGACACTGGAAGAACATGATAGACGAGATTATGAAAGTCTTCGGAGAATCGCAGAGCGAGATTCATTAATTCTGGAAGTATTATCAACCATGTTGGACAGTCAGATCAGTGGAAATAATGTGGAAGAATTAAAAAAAACAAAACAGAAGCTTACAAATTATCTTGCACAGAATCAGCGTTAATTGCATTAATAAGGGGTATGCTCATGAAATTATATGTGTTCACTAAGAAAGATATAGACAGATTCTTGATAGAGTGTAATTTTACACCGGACGAAGAAAGGCTGTTCCGGCTGAGATGTAAGGAACACACTCTTGAGTACTGCGCTGAGGAAATGAACGTGAGCATATCCACGGCAAAATGATTAAGCCGGAGGGTGAACAATAAAATAATTAAAGTGTGCTAAAAGGAGAGGTGATTTACCCCTCCTTCTTTTATACAAAATCTTCTTTTACAGCTCTTTCAAGCAATAAAATTACGTATTCCGGTGGATTTCTTTTACCACCTTCCCAGTTTTCAATTGTCCTTTTGGGAATTTTGTATTTATCGGAAAAAGCCTGTTGGCTTAATCCGGAAAATGAACGAATTTCTTTAAACTTCATTCTTCTTCCTCCTCTTCGCCATCTTTTAACGCGTCCAATCTTTCCTGGTTTATTCGATTCATTTCAGCAATCATAAATTTGATTGCTTCCACAAACTTTTCTCCTTTTGAGCTGTTCACTTTTGCGTACATGTAGCCCGCACTGTTTACGGAAAAAATCGTATCTTTTACTTTAGCAAATTCTCCATATTTCCCTTCGCTGGTTCCAATAGTCCAATATTTGCCACCATCAACAGGAATACTCAACCATCCCTGGTCGTTAGGCGCTAGACAAGCTTGAACTTTTTCTACAGCCTTATGACCATATCTGTATATTTCATTTTGTCCAGCATTTATATACCTATGGTCTTTGTACATTTTATTTTTCCTCCTTGTCTAAAACTCTTAAATATTGGCGATGCCCGTTCATGTTTTTATCCAGCGCATAAAAGCACGGCTTTTCGTTTCCCTGAAGAACTTCGTTTATCCCGCAAACCCAGCCCCACGGAGTTGTTACCATTAAGCTTCCCATGGAATTTTCGAACACTTCCCAGCCTTCCGGGACTTCTACTTCCATTTCATCCCAGCAAGTAGCTGTGGTCCCTGGTACTCCGTATGTGTAAACGTTTCTTTTTTCTGCTGATAAACAACCATAATTACAATATATTTTTAATATTTGCATTTACCGAATTCCTCCATTAATTTATTCCAAAATTCCGGATCTATATCATCGTGCGACATCAATGCAAACGTATTGGAATTATATCCAAGCAATCTGCAATTACGCATAATATCATGCGTTGTAACTTTATCTGCAGCCAGAAGCGCAAGTAAAGGATTTTCTTCTTCTTTTTGCCTTTCTTCTCTTGCATATTCCTCTGCTCTTACAAGCACCTGATGAGCTTTTGATTCTGCTTTCCGTGGTTCATGCCCATTAATTTGATCTCTAATATCTTCAAAAAGCCCATACCAATCACCGTCTTCCGGAACATCTTCCGTGATACAGCAATGATCATCAATTAATACGGCATATTTTTTTGTCCCGTCAATGTTATATTTGATGACATTATTTCGTAATTCACCGCCAGGACTTACAGGAAGGTAAGTATATTCAATTCCTTTTTTCTGCAATGCTTTTTCGAATTGTCCATCAAGTTCGACAAATTGATGAATTACTTTTGCACCATAATGCGTTAACTCTGTAGCCATTTTTCTTTCCTCCTTATTTTTTATGCTGCGACATACTCTCCACTAAGGTTATCTACATATCCAAGTTTGATTTCTTTCTTGCAGTTCCAAGCGTTTGTATAAATCCTTGTTTCGATATATGTACGGTTCTTTCCGTATTTAATCCAATCGTTTGCGAATACTTTGTAATTCCATCCAGAATTTTTCCCAATTTCTTCAGCTTCCATCATGGCTTTTTCAATGTGCCATGCAGCTTTCAATGCAACGCTCATTGTCACGTTAGCTGTTCTCTTAATATTCCATGCGTTTCTCATGACGTTTCTTTTATCGTACTTCATAATGCTTACCTCCTGAATGTTTTCATTTCCTCTTTCTGATATTATAATACCACTCAATGAGTGACATGTCAATACTTTTTTGATACTTTTTTGAACTTCTTAGATTAATACTTCTGTGTAAAAATATAATCAGAAAGGCGGTGTATAAGATGGCATTATATAACAATCCTTATCAATATAGCTTTGGCGTTCCTGGGCAAATGAACCAGTTCCAGCAACAGCCTGTCCAGATTCCAACTCAACCAGTACAGCAACCACAACAGAATAATAGCGGTATCCTGTGGGTATCTGGCGAAGTCGGCGCAAAATCCTATCTGGTAGCACCCGGGACAAGTGTTTTACTGATGGATTCAGAATCAGAGAAATTTTATATAAAATCTACAGATGTTTCTGGTATGCCACAACCACTGCGGACGTTTGAGTATCATGAAGTAGGCACTCAGATGCCGCCTAAACAGCCTGCTCAGAACATGGACAGTAAGTACGTCACCAGACAGGAATATGACGATTTAAAGGGCAAATACGAAGCTATCATAAACCGATTAAATTCTTTTTCTGAACCTGTTAGGGCTAATACCGTACAGGAATCAGCGACCAAGGGAGGAAATGCAGATGAGTAATCCATTATTTAACGTACTTGGTGGTGGGATGCCACAGGGAAACGGACCAATGCAGATGATACAGCAGTTTATGCAGTTTAAACAGAATTTTAAGGGAGACCCGAAAGCAGAAGTTGAGAAGATGCTACAGTCTGGACGGATTTCTCAGCAACAGCTTAATCAGGTTCAACAGATGGCAGGGCAGTTCCAAAATCTGCTGAAAAATATAAAATAGTACATTACAATCTGGCCAGATTGATGTAAATACAAAAAAGGAGATTATAACTATGGATGGAAATTTAACAGCATCAGACGTTGCTCTTTTGACCGGGAACAACAGAAATGATGGAATGTTTGGCGGAGATGGCGCATGGTGGCTTATCGTGCTTTTCTTGTTCGCATTTTGCGGATGGGGAAACAACGGCTGGGGCAATAATGGAAACGGCGGAGGATATGTAGCTACAGCAGCTACTCAGGCAGATATTCAGAGAGGATTCGACAATTCCGCTGTAATCAGCAAGCTTGACGGAATCAATAGCGGCCTGTGTGATGGCTTCTATGCTATGAATAACGGTATGCTTACCGGATTTAACGGAATCAACACAAACATCATGCAGACTGGTTTCGGCATTCAGCAGGCTATTAATGCTGACACTGTAGCAAATATGCAGAATACCAATGCACTCCAGGCACAGCTTGCAAACTGCTGCTGCGAAACCAGAGAAGCAATCCAGGGCATAAACTACAACATGGCACAGAATACCTGTGCATTGCAAAACACCATGAACAGTAACACAAGAGACATTATCGACAGCCAGAACGCCGGAACAAGGGCAATCCTTGATTACCTGTGCAACGAGAAGATATCCAATCTCCAGGCTGAAAATAACGACCTCAGACGTGCCGCTTCTCAGGATCGCCAGAGTGCGCTTCTCACAACTGCAATGGCTTCTCAGACACAGCAGCTTATTAATGCGATTAATCCAGCACCGATTCCGGCATATCAGGTTCCTAATCCGAACACATATTACGGATGCGGATACAACACCGGATGTAATTGTTAACAACTTCATATCGAGAGTATCTTTCGATTGATTCGGATGTCGGCTTATGCCGTATTACACAGAAGGGCAGGCTGAGACCTGTCCTTTTGTGATATGAAAGGAGTATTTTTATGGCAGAATTTACAAATGCAGCTGCTCAGACTGTAGCAGCAAATGGAAACGTAGTATTTTCAAACACAGCAGTCAAAGGTTCTAACTGTATTCAGCACAGAGAGGGAAGCGGAATTATTACCCTGAGAGGACTGACCAACCAGTGTAAAGCAAGATTCTTCGTGGATTTTTCTGGTAATATCGCAATTCCAACAGGCGGTACTGTCGGAGCTATTTCTCTGGCTATTGCAATCTCTGGCGAGCCTGTATTATCTTCACAGATGATTTCCACACCGGCAGCAGTAGACCAGTATAACAATGTGTCCTCTGGTATCTATATTGATGTACCACGCGGATGTTGCGTTAATATTGCAGTAGAGAATACCAGTGATCAGGCTATTTCTGTTGCGAACGCAAACATTGTTGTGACCAGAGAAGCGTAGGAGGTGCAGTTATGAGAGATATCAAGGATTTATGTGCAAGAATTGAAGACGAACTGTCCAAAATTGCTGACAGTGGACTGACCACTGGAAATCTGGAAATGACATACAAACTGATTGATATGTACAAAGATATCAAGAATACGCAGTATTGGGATAAGAAAGTAGAGTACTACAACACTGTCCTTGATGAAATGCGTGGTGGATACAATGACGATTACAGCGAACGCGGAAGAAAGCGCGACAGCATGGGGAGATACAGTTCAAATGACGGCAGAATGATGCCGGATTACGATCGGGGCAGTTCTTATGCCAGACGTGGGGAACATTACGTCAGAGGGCATTACAGCCGTTCTGACGGACGAGACGCTTACGATGACTACATGACACAGAAACAGAGCTATCGTTCTGGCAAATCTGAGGACTGTAAGAGGAAGATGCTTGCCGCATTGGAAGAACACCTTGACGAGCTTACTACAGAAATGAGCGATATGTCCAAGGATGCAGAGTGCAGGGAAGAACGTGATCTTGTCAAGAGATACGTGGAAAAACTTCGGGATATGCTCTAATTGGCTAAAACATGTACCACAACTTTTTGGATACTTTGTGGTAAAATATATTCATAGGGAAGATTCGTAAGTGGTTACAGCCACTTGACATAGACTTTTTTTCATTGATTCCTCCTTTCACGGGTGCGTGTCCTTAACAGAAAATGCAGTGACCGGATTGTCACATAAGAAGCATGAGGTTGAAAAGCGGATGCAATTTCCGACACGTACCATTGCTGTCTATGCGATCATGTAGACAGTACGCACCTCCTTGTAAAAGGTAAATGGGCAGACGGATGCCCGAAACAACTCGTGGCAGGCATGACACGTTAAACACCTTGCTAACCCGGGAATCCGGGTTAATGGAATGTAGCTCAGTGGCAGAGCAACGTATAAGCTAGCGTCGCAGGTTCGATTCCTGCCATTCCACTTATCTGGAGCCTGAAAGTTTGGCGTGGGAATAGCGCAGGGCGGCGCATGGGAATGTAATTCCGAGTTCCGGACATGTTTGCTGCCTATCGGATTGTAAAGTGGTCTCCCTTAAAGTAGGCAATAAGTGAACGTGCTGAAATGGCTCTTCCAGATATGTACATCGCAGGATAGAGAAGCGGAATCTCACAAGGTTCATATCCTTGAGAACGGCGGTTCAAATCCGTCTCCTGCAATTACCCTGCCAGTGGTCTAACTGGCTTAATCCATTTACCTGCGGCGGCAGGTCAATAAACACGACCAGGAGGATGTATATGCAGAAACTTATTGACACACTTAAATCATTTGGAATTGAAATCCCGGAAGACAAACAGGCAGATGTTAAAAAGGCACTCTCTGAGCATTATAAGAATGCCAAGGAAGTAGCGAAAACTCTGTCAAAAGTTGAGGGAGAAAGAGACGGCTGGAAAGAACGTGCTGAGACAGCAGAAGAAACCTTAAAAGGTTTTGACGGTATCGACCCGGCAAATGTTAAAAACGAGTTAGAGACTTGGAAACAGAAGGCAGCAGATGCAGAGAAAGAGTTTAATGCAAAAATCTACGACCGTGATTTCTCAGACGCTCTGAAAGCGGCACTCGACGATGTTAAGTTTTCCAGCGAAGCAGCAAAGAAATCAGTCATGGCAGATATTAAAGAAGCAGGTCTTAAGCTGAAAGATGGTAAAATCCTTGGATTAAATGACCTGATCGAACAGATGAAGCAGTCTGACGCATCCGCTTTTGTAGATGAATCTCAGCAGCAGGCTCAGCAGAGCCAGGCAAGATTTACCACTCATGTTGGACAGCAGCAGACACCGGGAAGCATGACAAAGAAGGAAATCGAAGCGATCAAAGACCCGTCCGAGAGACAGGCTGCAATTGCTCAGAATATCCAGTTATTCCAGTGATTTTTTACACCGACTATACGCCAGAGTATAGCCGCTAACCCAATACCTTAATAGTTATGGGTAGAAAGGATTTTTTATATGGCAGCAAAAGCTAATCTTATTATGACAAATGATATCCAGGTCACGGCACGTGAGATTGACTTTGTAACCAGATTCGAAAGAAACTGGGAGCACTTGCGTGAGATTCTTGGTATCATGCGTCCAATCAAAAAGACACCCGGAGCGGTTCTTAAATCAAAATACGCAGAAGGCACATTGCAGGACGGAAATGTTAAAGAGGGCGAAGAAATCCCTTACAGCAAATTCACTGTAAAAGAAAAGCCTTATGCAGAAATGAGCATTGAGAAGTACGCAAAGGCTGTATCTATCGAAGCAATCAAGGATCACGGTTATGAGAACGCTGTTCAGATGACCGATGACGAATTCCTTTTCCAGCTTCAGACCAATGTTACCAGCAGATTCTATGACTATCTGAAAACCGGTACGCTTACTTCCACAGAAACTACATTCCAGATGGCTCTGGCAATGGCTAAGGGTCGTGTTGAAAACAAATTCAAGCAGATGCACAGAAATGTGACTGGTGTTGTTGGATTTGTGAACATTCTGGACGTATATGAATACCTCGGAGCAGCTGAGATCACTATTCAGAACCAGTTCGGATTCCAATACATGAAGGATTTCATGGGATTCAATACCATCTTCCTGTTATCTGACAGTGAGATCCCACGTGGACAGGTTATCGCTACTCCTGTCGAGAACATCGTACTTTACTATGTTGACCCGAACGAATCTGACTTCGCAAGAGCAGGTCTTGTGTATACCGTTTCCGGTGAGACAAACCTGATCGGATTCCATACTCAGGGCAACTATCACACAGCAGTGTCTGAGGCGTTCGCGGTTATGGGACTTACTCTTTTTGCGGAGTACATTGATGCAATTGCAGTAATTACCATTGATGAGACACCAGCACTTGGCACTCTGGTAGTAACATCTGCGGAAGGAACAGCAACTGGTGATACAAGAATCACTGTAAATCCGGCTAAGGAAAACTCCAACAACGTATACAAATACAAAGTTGCGGCAGACGCAGTAACTGTCGGATATGGTCAGAACCTCAGAAACTGGAGCACTTGGGATGGAAAAGCCGATATCACAGCGGCAACCGGACAGAAGATCACAGTAGTTGAGTGTGATGGAACATACAAGGCACTGAATGCCGGAAGTGCAAGCGTAACAGCAAAATGATAAACGTGGGAGGCAGCTGGCATGGCTTATGCAGATTATAAATTCTATACAGAATCATTCGGCAATGTCGTGCCAGAAACCGACTTTCCACGACTGGCAGAAAAAGCCAGTGATTTTGTGGACACAATGACGTTTGACAGACTGGTGGACGGACTGCCAACAAACGAACGCTCACAGAAACGTATCAAAAAGGCGGTCTGTTCATTGGCTGAATTAATGTATCAGATTGAACTTGCTGAAAAGAATGCAATCAATCAGGCATCAGCAAATCTTACCGACACGAATGTCGGGAACATTTCAACAGGCATTGTAACATCTGTATCATCTGGCAGTGAATCCATCTCTTACGCAACACCTCAGCAGATTGGAGCAAGTGCAAAGGAATGGAGCGCAGTGTATGCAGCCGCCGGAGACGTACAGAAAACAAATGACTTACTTCTTAAGACAGCTTTACCGCTTCTGATGGGAGTAAGGACGGATGATGGCATACCGATATTGTATGCGGGATTATAAAAGGAGGCAAAGATGGAAACATTATTTACAAATGTAACTCTGATTCTAGCAGTAATCAGTGTTTTGGCGTTTTGCGTGTCTGTGATTACACAGGTGATTAAAAATGTTGGGTTCCTGTCGAAAATTCCGACAGATGCCTTGGTGCTTGTACTGTCTATCGGAATTACTGTAGCCGCTTTTGTAGCGTATATGCAGTATATCCACATGACAATCTTGTGGTATATGATTTTAGCAGCTATCATGGCTGGGTTTATTGTGGCATTTATTTCCATGTTCGGATGGGAGAAGATTACGGAATTGTGGAAACGAACGTCCAAGGTTGACGTGGATAAGCTGAAAAATAAATGATTAAGGAGAGGGTATCATGTACGAAAAAACTTTGACGATTTTCAATTATTATGAGAGTCCGACAACAAGAGATGCGTACTGGTATCCTCATGTTTTATCCGGCGTTGACCTTATTGCGGACAAGGGGGCGATCCTTAAGAAGTACGGGCCAGACGCAACTGACAACGCACAGTTACACATCCATTATACTGTCCAGAACGGCGATATAACCATTGCTGACAGGAATGGTAAGATTCTCCCATGGGTGCCACCTAAAGAGTGGAAAAGGCAGATTAACAACGCTCTGGAGGATACGATTACATTCTCAGATGAATCGTTCTTCTGGGAGGGTGAGTGGACTGGCGGAATAGTAACTGAAAGTGATTATCGAAATGGATTCTACCAGTACATGAATCAAAATAAAGACAATGTATTCAAAATCACAAGCGTGGGTGGACCGTACAGCCTGATTCCACACTTTGAAATTCTTGGTAAATAGCATGAGCAGAACAAAGCATTTTAAAGGTTTTACTATCGTTGATGGAGACATGAAAGTTAATCTGAATATGAGTCGTTTTTCAAGGCAGTACCAGGAAGCACAGTATCTCCTTGATGGAATGGTCATGGACAGTATGGTGCCGTTTATGCCGATGATTACAGGGGACTTTATCAACCGAACAAGAGTTGAGAGTACATCCTTGCAAGGAACTGGGAAAGTATGCGCAGCGGCGGCACCTTATGGACGTTTTTTGTATGAGGGTAAAACCATGGTTGACGAATCAACCGGAAGCCCTTATGCAAGACGTGGAGCAAAAAAAGTACTTGTTAGTCAGTATTCCGGTCAGACAGCGGCAAAAGAGAATCTTGAATACACCAAACAAGCGCACCCACGGGCACAAGCCCATTGGTTTGATGCCGCCAAGCGACAATACGGCAGTACGTGGATTCGCAAAGTAAAAGCACAAGCAGGAGGTGGACGACATGGCAGATAAGCCAATTGGCAAAGATGCAACCGGATATGAGATTCTGACAGATGCCATGAAAGCACTTCTGAACCAGTATCCGGGACTGTACGAAAATGAAACAATCAAGTTTGAAGAACTTGGCAAGGAATCCGGGATTGCGTTTTCGGCAGACAACGGAGCTTTGATCTATTCAGAAAAAGAAGATGTGTGCGGAGTAATGCATCAGGTATGCCAGTATCCATTCTATGTGGTTTACCGCACGGCATCCGACAAAGAACGGCAGAAGTTATCTGTTCAGAAGTTCCTGGACAATCTCGGTAAATGGATATGCCGAGAACCAGTTATCATAAATGGCTCTGAGACACGTTTAAATGCGTTTCCCGAGCTTTCACAAGGGCGAGTGATAAAACGTATCGCTCGTGATAATTCCTACGGATTAGAGCCGCAGGAGAGTGGCGTACAGGACTGGCTATTGCCATTGTCAGTGCGCTACGAAAACACTTATGAAGTAATCTAACAAGTAACAACCGGCTATCAATTGGAGATAGTCGCTAACTTACACAGCCTTTTAAAAGTTATAGGTAGAAAGGACATTTCTATGGCAGTTACAGGAAAAATTGACCGTAAATATATGGCTCATTACATTGATGCCGGTTCTCTTTGCGGAGGACTGACACCAAAGTTTGAACGTCTTGGAAAGGACCTGGAAGAGTACAACATTGAACTCAACCCGGATACCGAAACGTCTAAAAACATTCTTGGAGAATCCACATTTAAGCATAACGGCTATGAAGTTTCTTCTGACGCTGATCCGTTCTATGCAGACACTACTTCCGATCTGTTCACAGCATTACAGAAGATTGTAGATGGACGTCTCAAAGACGACAACCTCAAAACAAAAGCAGTTGAGGTTCATCTCTGGACAGAAGCCACAGCAGGCAAGTATGAAGCATACCAGCAGGAATGCTATGTTGTGCCGACCTCCTACGGCGGTGATACATCCGGCTATCAGATTCCATTTACTGTTAACTATACCGGCGAACGAGTCAAAGGAAAATTTGATATCAGTTCCGGTACATTCACAGCCGACAGCGAATAAGTACATATGCAAGGAGGGCACGCCAAATGGCAAAAATAATTAACACCAAAATTGATGATGGAATTCTCATTTTTACATTCACAAATAACGAAGACGAAGTTTTTTCATCTTTCAAACTTAATCCGACGGACATTAATGTAGCAGCACGTGCAGAAGAACTGACAGAATATTTTGAGCAGCTCAAAGATTCCATTCAGAAAGTCACTTCCGGTAAAGAGATGGCTGAACTCAATAAACAGATTGAGGATAAAATCAACTACCTGCTCGGATATGAAGCATCAAAAGACCTGTTTAAGGAACCCATTACGGCAACCACTGTATTCGGCAATGGTCAGGTATTCGCTTACATTGTTCTTGATAAGATCGCAGAAGCAATTGCACCGGAAATCGAAAAGAGAAAGAAAAAAATGCAGGCAGCAGTCAATAAGTATACGGAGAAGTATACAAAATGACCGCCTATGAGCTTCCCACCTCACTCAACATCAGTGGGGTGGATTTTTCTATCAGGACAGATTTTAGAGCGATTATAGATATTCTCATAGCCATGAATGACCCAGAACTGGACGAACAGGCGAAAGCAGTTGTTATGCTACAGATTCTGTTTGAGGACTGGCAGAGTATACCGGTTGAGCGTTTGGACGAAGCTTGTCAGAAGGCATCGGTGTTCATCGACTGCGGACAGTTGGACGATAATCCGAACAAACCTAAATCTCGTTTGATGGACTGGGAACAGGACGGAGACATGATCGTTCCGGCTGTAAACAAGGTTGCCGGAAAAGAAATCAGAGCCGTACCGTATATGCACTGGTGGACATTTTTTGGATATTTCATGGAATCTGGAGAGTGCTTATTTAATACGGTCGTTGGAATCCGTTCAAAAAAAGCAAAGGGTGAAAAGCTCGATAAACGGGAAAAGAAATTCTATCAGGAAAATAAAAACACAGTTGACATAAAAACACGTCTCAGCGACGAGGAGCAAGCTTATAAAGATAAGCTGAATGAGATGTTGAACCTCAAATAGTTAGGAGGTGAACGTATGGCTGCTGATGGCTCAGTCATTATTGATACCAGAATGGATACAACCGGTGTCCGAAATGGAGTATCAGCTATAAAACAGTCATTTAACGGCCTTGGAAGTGCTGTAAAAAAAATCGGTCTGCTGATTGGAGGGGCGTTTGCAGTTGGCAAGTTAGTACAGTTCGGAAAAGAGTGTGTGGAACTTGGCTCTGACCTCGCAGAAGTTCAGAACGTGGTCGATGTTACATTTACTACCATGTCTGACAAAGTTAATGAATTCGCAAAAAATGCTATGACCTCTGCCGGACTGTCAGAAACAATGGCAAAAAGGTATGTCGGCACGTTCGGCGCAATGTCCAAGTCGTTCGGATTCTCCGAAGCGCAGGCTTATGACATGTCAACAGCTCTGACACAGCTGACTGGTGATGTGGCATCATTTTATAATATCAGTCAGGATCTGGCGTATATCAAGCTGAAATCAGTGTTTACGGGTGAAACGGAAACACTCAAAGATCTCGGCGTGGTAATGACCCAGTCGGCACTAGACCAGTACGCACTGGCGAACGGATATGGTAAAACCACATCCGCCATGACCGAGCAGGAGAAAGTAGCTCTCCGACTGGCTTTTGTGCAGAAACAGCTTTCGGCTGCATCTGGAGACTTCATCCGTACTTCTGACAGCTGGGCGAACCAGGTACGAGTGATGCAGTTGCAGTTGCAGTCTCTCAAGACAACAGTCGGGCAGGGACTGATTAATATTTTCACGCCTGTTCTGAAAGTGATCAATATTCTGCTCGGTAAACTGGCAACTCTGGCGAATGCATTCAAAAGTTTCACAGAACTGATTACTGGAAAGAAATCATCAGGCCAGACGAGCGGAAGCGGCGCAGGCCTCACAGGCGATGCAAGTGGCGTGCAGGATACGGCAGATGCTTACGGACAGGCAGCAGACAATGCCGGCAAGTTAGCAGATTCTACAGAAGATGTAGCCGATGCAACAAAAGATGCGGCAAAAGCGGCGAAAGGATATCTTAGCCCACTTGATGAGATTAATCGGTATTCTACGCAGGATACATCATCAACAGCAAGTAAAACTCCGTCGACATCCGGTAGCGGCAGTGGCGGTGGCGGAGCATCTCTTCCGAGTGCAGTCAGCAACGTAGATTATGGAAAGGTAGCTGAGGGTGAAACTGCTCTGGATAAGGTGAGCAAATCAGCCGAAAAGCTTGCAAAGCTCCTTAAAAAGCTTTGGGAACCATTCCAGGACGCTTGGAAAAAAGAGGGTAAAAACACCATTAATGCGGCAAACATTGCTTTGTCGGGAATCGCAAAGCTCGCTAAAAGTGTAGGTAAAAGCCTTGTAGAGGTCTGGACAAATGGCACAGGCACAACGATGCTTACAACCATGCTGAGGATTGCTCAGAACGTTCTTAAAACTATCGGGAATATTGCATCCGGTTTTGCGGATGCGTGGAATAAGAACAATGTCGGAACACAGATTATCCAGAATATTGCAGATGCTCTTGTGGTAGTCATGCAGTTTGTTGAGAGGATTGCCGCAGATACGGCAACATGGGCGGCAAATTTGGACTTCTATCCATTGTTGGAATCTATTAGCAATTTGACGAGTGCATTTGCACCAATTCTGGAATCTATCGGAAATGTTCTTGAATGGATTTACAAAAATATTGTTCTTCCGATGTTGACATGGGTTATTGAGGCAGGGCTTCCGACAGTGATTAATTTAGTGTCAAAAGTAGCTACGTTTCTTGCCGATCATCAGCCGATAGTTGAAGCGTTCGGTGCGGCCCTGATCGGGGCGTTCGCGGCGGCGAAGATTGCAGGATTGGCATCGATAATCATTAAAAACGTGTCTGGAATCGCTATGGCCGCAAAGGGGCTTATCGCACTAATGACTGGTACGGGTGGCATCATGGGTGGTATCAAAGCTATTGCAACAGCTATCGGACCAGGTGGGGTCTTTGTCCTTGCGGTCGGCGCAGCTATAGCAATCGGAGTGCTGCTGTACAAAAACTGGGACAAGATCAAAGAAATGGCTGGAAAGGTATGGGATTGGATTTCTAACAAAACAAGACGTTTTGTTGAGGATATTGGAAATAAACTCAGAGGCCTAGCTACCAAAATGACGACCATCTGGGGAAACATAAAGGCCAGTGCACATCAGAAATGGAATGCTATATGGTCTACCGTTAGTGGTTTTGTTGAAAGAATCAAGAATGCTATTGTTGATAAATTCACATCCGCTAAAAACACTGTAGTCAATGTATTTAATGGAATGAGAGATGCCATTAGGTCTGTTCTAAATAATATCATAAGTGTTGTAAACGGCGCCATCAGTAAAGTGAATGGGGTTATTAGCGCGGTTGAATCGGCGTTCTCATTTGGGCCTTGGAAAGTACCAACCCCATTCGGTTCAAAGACTATAGGATTTAAAGCTACTTTTCCACGTGTTCCGACTGTCCCATATCTGGCAAAAGGTGCAGTTATTCCACCTCGAAGTGAGTTCCTTGCAGTTCTGGGCGATCAGAAGCAAGGCAACAACATCGAGACACCAGAAGCCTTACTCAGAAAGATCGTCCGGGAAGAAACCGCAGGACGACAGACAGGTGGTGGAAGCTACCGATTTACAGCTCAGATCAATCGCAGAACGCTGTTTGACGAGATGATGAAAGAAGCGCAGATGAGACGAGATACAAGCGGCAGAAACCCGTTTGAGATGGCATAGAAAGGAGTGTGTTATGGAAAAATATAAAATCAATGGGGCAGTTATTTGGCAACCAGATAAAAACCTCGCACTCTCCTTTGCTACGACTTACACGGAATCAAGCCAGAGGACACAGTATGGTGTAGGATACTTTACGCCGATGTTTACAGTTGAACAGTATACATATAAAGCCAGCGACATCCCGATGACAGAAGTAACTAAAATTTTGCAGATGGTAGCGAAAGGATATAAATTTACGCTACATTATTTCTCGCCATATTACGGGGCTTGGCGTGATGCACCGTTCTATGTGGGGCAGACACAAAACATAGCTATCGGGGAATTGTCGGACGATAGAAAGATTTTATCGTTATTGGAATTTAACATGACGGGGGTGAATCCACTGTGATTAGCATAAGTAACGCATTTAGAGAAAAGCTTGAAGCTGGTGAGCCAGTCAGAATGGTAGTGGATATCACCTTTCCTGACGGAACAAAAAAGACTATTGATAAGGATATCATGAACGGCGGCAACGGGTTTTCCGACTGCGCTGAAAGCAGCAGTTTTCCGGTCGGCGCTACTGTCTGTAAAACATTGACACTGAATATTAACAATGATCAGGAACAGTGGAAGAACTACAACTTCTATGGAGCTAAGATTCACGCTTATCTGAAGCTCCAGACGTCACATGCGGCGCCGGAATCTGTAAGTACGCTGTTGGATGAAAGCTACAACCCGATCCTGGACAGTACCGGTGACCCTATCATCGCAACACAGGCAGCCACAAAAGATATCATTGAAACTATCGACAAGGGGGTCTATACAGTCACTACGCCAGAGCAGTACTCAGATATCATCAATGTTACGGCGCTGGATGATATGTATAAGGCAAACAAGGCATACACCAGTGGGCTAAATCTGCCGCAGTCACTTATTAATCTTATTAGAGATGCTTGCGGAACAATCGGCATAGGCATGAATCTGGTCATGGACCATGGCGACATTATAATAAGGAAGATTCCTGACGGTATGACGTTTCGCCAGTTGTTCGGATATGCGGCTATGGTCGAATCTGCGAACGCCCGGATTGATTATTCCGGAAACCTCAGATTTTTAAAATGGGATTTCGGGAAAATGGAATCTGACAATGCCGCGACCGTGGACGCAGATGGATTTATTCATTTCGGTGATGTTAACCCATCTATTGATACCGACAGTTTTATTTCTTTGCCAGGATGGACTATTAACGCAGAGGGATTCCTGGCTCTCACATCCGGCCCGGGTAGTGACGTTCAGAGACTGATGGCTTACGCGAACCCACCTGCGCTTTCCAGTGATGATATTGTTATTACTGGGATCCGATTGAAAAACGGAGAAACGGACAACAATACTGACACAGATTATTCCGGCATGTACGGAGAAGAGGGATATGTCCTCGAACTTGAGAACGAGCTGATTGATACCGATCAGCTTCAGACGGTGGCGAATATCATCGGCGAACAGATTGTAGGGGCACGATTCCGGAATCTTGAGGGTGATCTGGTGTACAACCCGCTCGTCGAGTTTGGCGACATGGTGTACACTTACGACCGATTAGGGAATAAGTATCTTACTCCCCTGACAGACGTTTCCGGAAATGTAGGCGGTCTGACTACAGTTAAGACACAGGCCGATGATCCGATCAGGGGCAGCAGCGACTTTTACGGGAATAGCACAAAAGCTATAGTTGCGGCACGTCAGATGGTGCAAAAAGAAACATCCGCAAGAGAAGAGGCTATACGGAGATTAGCTGAAACACTCAATTCCTCGAGCGGTCTGTATATGACACAAGAGCCGCAGCAGGACGGTAGTATCATATACTATATGCACAACAAAGCAACCATGGCAGAATCCAACATAATCTGGAAGCTGACAGCAGAAGCACTTGCCGTGTCGATTGATGGCGGAAAAACATATCCTTACGGCTTTGCGGTGACTGGCGAATTAATAACCAGACTGCTCTATGCAGAGGGCATCAACGCCGACTATATTAACGCAGGAACGCTCATCGTAAGAGACAAAAGTGGAAATGCGATATTTGAAGCGGATATGGATACCGGATCAGTTACCCTTGACGGAAGTTATGTGACGATCGGCGGTAAACCACTTGATGAAAAGATTGAAGATGTTGAGAACATGGCAGCTCTGGCTAGAAACATGACCATGCAGCTCGACAACGACTATCAGGGAATCCCGGTTGACAGCGACGGCAACTATACGGAGTTTCCAGAGTGCGCCACAACAGCGACCGTTATGTACGGTACACAGGATATCACGGATAACTGTACGTATACGATCACGACATCTCAGAATATACAGGGAAGTTGGGACAAGGAAAACAAGACATACACTGTCACCGGTTTGATCGCAGACAGCGGATGGGTAAACATCAAGGCCGCATATCTGAATAACCTTGTCGTATCGAAACAGTTCTCACTTGCGAAACAGTACGCCGGCAAAGACGGAGCGAACGGCATCCCGGGAAAAGACGGTAAAGACGGAAAGACACAGTACACGCACCTTGCATATGCCAACAGTGCGGATGGAAAGAAAGACTTTTCGGTATCTGACGGAAACCGTGAGTATATCGGAATGTACGTGGACTTCGTGGAAGCCGACAGCACCGACCCGACGAAGTATACATGGTCACTGATTAAGGGAGCGGATGGTGCACAGGGTGTTCCAGGAACACCGGGAGCGGACGGAAAGACACCGTACTTTCATATCGCATACGCCAACAGTGCGGATGGAAAAACCGGCTTCTCTGTGGATGATAGCGTCAATAAGCTGTATATCGGGCAGTACACCGATTACACGCCGAATGACAGCACTGACCCAACCAGGTACAGTTGGACAAAAATCAAAGGCGAGCAGGGAAATGCCGGAAGGACTTACTTCTTCCAGAGTAATGCAGATGTATTACTGATGGGGGCAGATAAGAAGATAACACCGGCGCCGCTCATTGTGGATTCGTTCTACAGGGATGGAAACGGCGAAGTTGCACAGTCGCAAAAGGGATGGTGGAAACTGGAAAAATCCACCGACAACGGCGCTACATGGTCGGCACTCACGGTATCGCAGACTGCGGCACTTGACCGGTTGAGTATTAACGTCAATAACCTGTCGCTCAAGGCTCACAACATGCTCAAGGTTTCGCTGTATTTTGACCAAGCAAAAACGAAGCTTGCAGACTATCAGACGTTTTCCGTGGCGGTTGATGTGGCATCACTGACACAGGAGCAGATAGTTGATATCCTGTCAGATAATGGAAAATTCAAGGGACTGTACTACGAAAAAGACGAAAGTGGAAACACGACACTGTATATATCTTTCAATGCCATGAAAGGTGGTGTTATCAGCCTTGGTGGCGTAAATAACGGTAACGGTCAGCTGAAAATTTACGATGAAAACGGAACATTGATATCAAGATTAGGGTACACCGGATATGTTGTACACAACAAGAACACCGGAAACCCAATGGTTTCGCTTAACACTGCCGGATTACGATTGTATACGGGCTATACAGACGCAAAGAACTACAAGGCTTTGATGCTTGGAAAGTACGGATTATACGCACAGGATGTGTCTGATGGTGTTATTAGACTTTGGCAGGAAGGAACCGGCGACGGTTATGTTGTGAAATATCAAAACGACACGATTCGGATATATACCGACTATCTTACGGCTATGAGCGATGTAACCGTTAAGGGGACTACGGCATTAAAAGACGCTTATGTTACCGGAAAATTTACATTTAAAGATTATGGCGTAGAAGATTCAGGACAAAACATACGAAGAAGACCCGTGGCGTCAGTAACTAATGCAACAAATAGAGTAGCGCACTTGTCATCATCGGTAGAATCTGGAAAGGCAGCGTTAACTATATCGGCGCAATGGGGGTCAACCAACTATAGTTTGAGAAAGTTGTATAATGATTCCGCCTCCGATGTTAGGCTAAAGAAAAATTTTGAAGACTGCGAAGTGAATGCTCTTGATGCAGTTTGCAAAATGCCGGTGTGTTCGTTCGATTGGAAGGAAAACGGCGTTCATCAGCCACTTGGACTTGTTGCGGATGATTTGGAAAAGATAGACTCCTTGCTTGCACTTGGTGGCGGATATAACGAAGATGGAAGCATAAACGCAAAGCAGATTGACAGATTGCTTCTGACTGAGTACGCCATTAAAGCCATACAGGAACTCAGTGCAAAGGTTGACGAGCAAGAGAAACGTATTAAGGAATTAGAAAGGAGATTACAGTAATGGCAAAATTTAATGAGTACACACAGAAAGCAACACCGGCGGACAACGACACGATGATGATTTACGATGCGGCAGCGAAAGCAAACAAGCTTTCACCATTCAGCGGAATCTGGAACTGGATGGTCAATAAATTGACAAATGCAGTAATCAATAACTTGCAGACTTCAAACAAGACTGTAGTGGGGGCTCTTAATGAATTAAATAGTAACCGTGTTGCTGTTTACATTGGAAAAATAACAACAAGTAAAACAGGCGAAATTGCAACAAATAATTTTATCAGTGGATCGTCTATAAAAAATATTATTGCCGTAAAAATATTTGATTCTGCCGGGAGTAGAAATGTACACACCGAACTATATTCGTACAAAACGTATGCTTTTGTCGTGGCAAAAAACGATGTTGGTGATCGATTGGTAAATACAGAACTCGATATTGTCGCGTTCTACATAAAATAGTAAGCCCTTTCTGAGGTACGAAAAAGCATTTGGCGAATCGCTTACTATCAAAAATGTACGTGCTGCCACTCATGGATTAATCATAATCGAGAAAGCGATGGTTGTTTTCTACCTCGGAGGTTCTATCGATATTGGTTATACCGTGACCACATCAGCACTTCCGGACGGTATCACTGTCAGCAATTCGGATAGGACCGTAACAATAAAATCGACAAAAACTCAGGTGATCACATGCTTTTATGCTTTTTTATAATTTTCCTCTTCCCATTTAGTTGATTAAGAAACTTTGAAAATTTCATAAAAAGGAGTTGATGAATTGGAAATTAAAGGAATTGACGTATCATCCAATCAAGGAAAACCAGACTGGGCGAAAGTAGCTAAATCTGGTATTAAATTTGCGATTTTGAGAGTGCATCAGAAAGCCGGTATTGACGGCTCATTCGAGTACAACTACAAAGGTTCTAAGAGCAACGGAATCCTTATCGGCGGATACAAGTATTCATACGCTCTGACACCGGCACAGGCTATTGACGAAGCAGAGGATGTGATTGCCGCGCTCAACGGACGCGGACTGGACTTTCCAGTGTTCTATGACCTTGAGTGGACTAATCAGCGGAAACTCGGCAAGCAGGCTATTGAGAACATTGCAGTCGCATTTCTGACCAGAATGAAGAAAGCCGGTTATAAAGTGGGCATATACTGCAACATGGACTGGTACAACAACGTCCTGACTGATGCACTCAGAAAGTACGAGTGCTGGATTGCACGATATCCTGCCAACGACAATGGTTCTGTACAAGAAAGGTTACGTCCGTCTGTCGGTGTGGGCTGGCAGTATTCAAGCAAAGGAAAAGTATCTGGCATCAGCGGAAATGTTGATATGGATGTATTCTACAAGGACTATAGAGGAGCAACACAGAAAGGAGAAACAACAATGGTAAAAATCAGTAACTGTGGACATGACGAAAACGGAAGATATGCAGGTGGAAAAGCAGGAGATCAGACCGGTACAGAGTATCAGATCATGAACTGGTACAGCAGACCGTGGCTCTGCGTCCTGAGATTTAATGATGCTAAAATCGCAGCCATGATTGCAGATATGGCGACAAAAGCAGCACGAAACAATCTCATCGGGTACGATCAGGGCACTGCCGGAAACAGCAATGACCGGTATTCGTTCTGGCAGCACTTAAAGGCAAGCAACTACGATCCGGCGCAGATCACGGTAGCTTGCGAATCTGATTGCAGCGCAAGTACAGCAGCTATCGTCAAGGGCGCTGGATATCGCCTGAATAACGCAAAGCTCAAAGCAGTCAGCATTTATCTGACAACACGAAACATGAGAGCCGCAATGAAGGCTGCCGGTGCGAAAGTACTGACGGATAGTAAGTATCTGACATCTGGTGACTATTTAAAGGCAGGAGATATCCTTCTGAACGATAATCACCACGTGGCTATCGCTGTTACCACCGGCGCAAAAGCAAGTACGCCTTCAACCACACTTACCGGTACCTTCCAGACAAGGCTTCCGATTTTGAGAAAGGGCAGTTCCGGTACAGCTGTAGCGATGCTTCAGGCAATGCTCGGGATAGAAGTTGATGGACAGTTTGGGAATGACACATATAATTCCCTCAAAGTTTTCCAGAAAAATGTTGGCGTAAAGGCAAATGGAACTTGCGGCATTGATACCTGGAAGAGAGTGATTGAGCACATGAAGGCGAATACGAAATAATGTTCTGATTGATTTTTCTTTCAAAGCAGGGTATACTACCAATAGTCGCACAGGGATTGAACTTATGATGTATAATATCCTGTGTGGCTACGCACAAGTGAAGAGTGCAGACTGATTCTGCCGTGCATGAACGGAAGAGCTGTATGTCCCCGATGGGGCTGTTAGCAGCGGCACGAGTGGACTGTCAGGAAAAGAGTCGGGCCTAAAAACCCGGCTCTCTTTTTTTACGTCAAATTACGATGTTATGAACAGATATAGATTTGCACGGTTAGTCACAAATTAGTCACAAACGAAGTCCTGAAACCTGCATAAACAAAGGATTCTTGAAGATTTTCATTAAAATTAGATTAAAGAAAATGCTTTTACGGAATCCCTTGTAAAATGCGAAAAAGCCAGTAAAATCAAGGCTTTGCAGACTTTTGTTAGAGTGATTAAGACGGTTTAAAAAAGATAAAAATAGGAACGGTTAGTCACAGTTAGTCACAAATGGGACTTTTATCTTTTCAATCTCTTCCCGGAGTTCTTCCAGTGTTCTGTGACCGTACACAGCGTTTGTGACATCGTTCCCGAACGAATGACCCAGCATCCTCTTCCGGTCGTTCTCCCGGACGCCGTATTTTTCGCATAGCGCAGAAAAGGTGTGTCGGCAATCGTGCGGCGTGTGTTTCGGATTACCGACTATTCCTAAACGTTCCAGTGTAGGATAGAACAATGCTTTTCTATGGTGTTGCTGAGTATATACACATAGTTTTCCATCTTGTGCCAGCACTTTCTGTTCAGCAAAATGGTATATGGCAGGATGTATCGGAACAATTCTGTTTTTACCGGCTTTTGTTTTGATTCCACCTTGGAAGTATTTCTCTTCCAGGTTGGTTGTGAGTTTTAACACTTCCCCGATTCGCCAACCAGAGTAACACATAATAAGAATGAGCTGCACTTCTGGATCGTCGGTATTATTCCACAGTACTTGCATCTCCTGATCGGAAAATGGTGTTCCATGTTCGGTGTCATTATCAGCATTGACATGGACATATAACGCCTTATTTTCCGTTACGATCTCTGAGTAGACAGCATATTTGTACATCTGCTTGAACAGAGTCAAAATAGCCATCTGGCTTTGCTTTTTCAGCTTACAATCATCAATAACCTTTTGCATATCAGGAGCCTTTAAATCTTCGAATATGCGATTGTGCAGAACAGTACAGTTTGTATAAGCTGTCCGGTATGCTTCTTTTGAACTGTATGACAGTTTTGTCCCCTCTGGGAACTTCCACGCATAAAACTGCTCGTATACATCTGAGAACGTCAATTTCTTGATTTCTGGGTGTTTTCCTTCGACACCCTTGATTGTATTGTAGTCGGCAATTAAGCGACTTATAAGGGTATCTATATCGGTCGTAGGAGACACCTCAAGAGTCCGTTCCATGCCGGGTTGATACGTGCCGGCTTTGTATGCTGTCAGGACAGTGAAACCTTTTATCCAGTCATCCACGTAGCAGATCGCCGGCGGACGTTTTAGTTTTCCATTATCGCCCAGTGTAGCTGGCGGATGCACTGCGAAGCAGTTTCTCCGGTTCTTGCCAAGGAACCGGATAGAGCCGAAGTTATTCGGCAGTTTTGGATATTTCTTTCTTTTCTTCGCCATTTTTATTCCTCTTTTCTTATAGCTGTTTTTTAGGTATAAAAATAACAGCCGAACAAATTTTCTGTCTTGTTCGACTGCTCCGAAGATGATACAATATGTCTTGCCAGAATATAGCATCTCTCCGGAGATGTATAAACGCCGCCCCGGCATTGGCGTACCGGGACGGTTTTTTTATTTAATTATGTGATTTCCAATTTGATCTCATTATAATTCCAACAATCCAATATATTCCGCCAGAACAAGCACCCAATATTAAAATCCAAAACCAGCTTAGATACCATGGCATTTTCCGTTTTATATACGGTGTACCCGAACTTGCTGCTGAGGACGCAGAGGAAGATGCAGAATTGTTAATGATAATATCTCTGTTATTGGAAGCTAATTGTTCTACTTGCTTTCCACACTTAGGACACACTACACAGTCGTCGTCAATAAGTTCTCCGCAGTGCTTACAATATTTTTTCTTTTCATTCATGATAAACACCCTCCTGATATGTTTTCGCCACACTTCGCACTTTTTATGCGGATTATGTATTTTGTACCGCTGATTTTGCAATATTATGTAAAGTACGGTTATATGTGGTATTTTTATTTTATCATTTTAAGAGCATATTGTAAAGATTTAGAACGAAATAGAGTGATTTAAATGAAAAAGAAATGTTTTTTTCTATAAAATAGTGAGAGTTCATGTATATCATTGGCAGTTGCCAAGAGTCGGAATAGGTGGTATAATAGCAAAAGCGAACTAATGTTCGGTTCTATTTCCCACAGCCGAACATATACTGTAGCGTAGGCGGTAGTTGCGACAGGGAGGGTTATTTATGGATTATAAGAAGGAAATTATTGAAATGATACAAAAGATAGAAAACAGATGTTGGCTGAGGTCAATATACATTTTCATAAAAACATTAATCGGTTAAAAAGAAAAGCCAAGGGTTTGCGCATTGCCCTTGGCTATTTTCTCATTTCTTTTCGTAAATCGTGTCTAGGAGTTTTTCTAAGTTATCCCATCCAGAATCATCTAGTTTTGCTAGAGCATTGATGAGACGGTATTTAAAATCATCGTCACTAGACTTTAGAACATTTCCGAACAGCTTAGAAATTTCATCATTTTTGTTCTCTGGCTGAAACATTTCTCCAGTTCCACTTCTTAGCCATTCTTCGTTTACGTTAAATTCTCTGCAAACATCATCAATAGTCCGATCTGATGGAACTTTGCTTCCCATTTCAATTTGCGCTACAAAATTCCTACTTATCTTTAGTTTGTCTGCAAATTCTTGTTGAGTTACGTTTAATTCTTTTCGCAACTCTTTAAACCTGTCTTTCAATTTAATTCCTCCTTTCTGAGAATATAATATCATAAAATGTTTACGAAGTCAACAAAAAGGTATTGACAAATGTTGCCTGAGGGACTATACTGTGTTTACAAGGTAAACAAAGGAGGTGAAAACAGTGAAGCGCAAGAAAAAAGAAATCGACAAAACAATTTCTGACCTGTGGAATCGTATCTGGGATTTGCAAGACCAGACAAACAAAATCAAGAAAGCAGTTCTGACAGGTGAAAAAGGAGATTTAAAGATGCCAGAAAGAAGGATTGTTCCTCCAGATGAGCCTATTCCGTTTGGCGGGGCAGTAGATATGGACTGTATCTTTGAAAAAGAACCATGTGAACAGGTAGACGTTGAATTTACAGTGAAAGAAACTTTGCAGATGTATTCGCATTATGTAGATTCATTATCTACCGATACACATGTATTAGGAGCTATTGCAATAGTTTCTCTAATAATTGCAATAGTGGCTCTGATTGTATAGAGATTGAGAAAAGACCTGTAATCAGCGCAATGATGGACAGAACAGTTGTTATCCAAAATCTGGATATATCTTGAAAATATGCTTTCATGGCGACTTCACCCGCTTGTGTAATTTCATATGCGTGATCTTGCGATCTTGAGCGCATAAAGCATTTTTTGTTGAAAAGGTATTTGCAAGCATCTACTTCACGCTGATTACTAGGAGTAAATCCACAATTTCTTAAAGCTTTTTTCAATATTTTATATTGATATCTTGTTATCAAATGAACACCTCCTTTACAGGAGAGTATATCACAAGAAAAGAGGTGCGTATATGTCAGAAAAAGAAAAAAGAATCGTTGAAAAGCTGAAAGAAGCGATTCCTAATATGTCAGAATTTGACAAAGGATATATTCTCGGTAAGACGGAAAGCTTTTCCGAGAATAATCTGGGGAAAAAATCAGATAAGAAAGAAGTAGTTAATTCAAATTAGAAAGGAGAAACATGAACGAATTACAGATTTTTAATTCAGAAGAGTTCGGGGACATCCGAACAGCAGAAATTGACGGGAAACCGTATTTTGTTGGAGCTGACGTTGCGAAAGCTCTTGGCTACAAGGACACGGTTAATGCACTTAAACAGCATTGCCGTGGGGTGGTAAAACACCACCTCACAGATTCTCTCGGCAGGAATCAGGAAGCGAGTTTCATAACAGAGGGAGATTTGTACCGCTTGATTATGAAATCGAAACTTCCATCGGCAGAGAAATTTGAATCATGGGTTATGGATGAAGTTCTTCCGACAATCAGAAAGACAGGCTCATACCGGAAACCACTGACGACAGTTGAACAGATACAGGTTATTGCGACAGGATTCTTAGATCACGAAGAACGGCTTAACAGACTTGAAAACACCATGACTATTGACTATGCACAGCAGGAAGCTATTAGGGACTTAGTGTCAAGTGTCGTAATTGCTCACCTTGGTGGGAAAGAATCAAATGCTTACAAGGAAATTGGCAAGAAAGTATTTGCTGAATGCAACAGGGATATAAAGACTTACTTCACAGTAAATGCCCGCAATAACATTCCTAAGCTGAGATTTGAAGAATCTATGGAATATGTCAGAAATTGGCATCCATGCACCAATACAGTAATGATGATACGTGACTGTAACGCTCAAATGAGTATCAGTTAGAAAAGAGGTTTATATGAGTGCAGTTGATAATTACGTAGAGCAGAATGCACAGATTCATCAGTTCGCCGCAGAGGTTGCGAGAATTATATCAGGCATTCCACAGATGCCGGAGTTCTCTTCAGAGAATATGACTGTAGCCGATGCGAGTCAACTGATCGGACTTCCTGTAACATCAATTAGAGCAGGAATTGTGTACGGATGGTTGCCGATTGGTGTGGCTGTGCAGAATAATAAACCAGCAAAAAGCCTTTCCGGTGGCCGAATCACATACATCATAAGCCCTAGGAAAGTCTACGAAGTAACTGGTCATGTCTGGAAAGGCAAAGCTGCTCTTAATAAGTGAGTGCCCCGGAGGGAGTCGACACCTCCACCCCGGAGCTTTGCACCACTAAAATGCCTTAGTGGATAGATACATTATAGTTCTCTATCTGCTAATTGTAAAGACAAATAAGAAAAAATAAGGAGAAATTAGCTAGATATGAGTGAAATTAAAAACGAAAGCCAGCTTACATGGGCTGACATTGAAGTAGCACTTGCGACTGAAATTGTCGAAGAAAGCAAGAAAAAGTCAAAAAGATGGTTCACGGCGTGGGTTGTGACGGCCGCTGCACTGGTAGCAAGCAACCTTGCGTGGATCATAGGAGGTATCAGTGAATAATCTGAAAAACATCATCTGTGCCGCACTGATCGGGAGCTTTTCCACATTCCTTCCATTTTGGCAGTGGGGTGGACTGGGCAGACAGCTTTTTGCGGCAGCAATGACCACGATGATCGTATATGGAATTCTCTGGGATATTGATACGCCAGAGAGAAAGGAGAATGGAAATGTTTGAGAAAGAAATCAAAGAGCTTTTTGAGCTGGCGTGGAGAGTAATGAATGAAACAGATTTTTACGTTTCGTTCCGTATCGGCGCACATGTTCATTTCTGTGACATTGATGTCATGAACTCAAAATGGGAGCCAGGAAAGAAACCGGACGCTAATTACACTATATATACTGACAGCGAAGTGCTTGAAGAGGAGTCAGCTGAGCAGTGCAAGCTTGCAAAAGAACATCTTCTTAGGCTCTTAATAGATGGGAGGTGTCCGTTAAATGCTGAATCAGATGGAGCTGAAGCTCCTGCCGACAATGAAACTGATAACAACGGCGAACGAGCTTCTGGGGGAGCTGAACAGGCGGAAAGCGTACATTCTTGACTGGGAGAACCCGGACATGTATCTGGATCACCTCGAATATCACTGTGCCGGCGGGACCTTTCCAAATGGTGATCAGAACCCGGCGAGAGGAGATGGCTCTGACAATGTTTACTGTTTATTTAGCGAGGTGAGAAAAGATGCAGGAGAGAATTGACGAAATCCTTGCTCTGATAGACGAGCAGCTTTCCCTTGTAGCTGATAACTACATCGAGAGTTCGTATAAGGCGAGGACATTGGTGAGCTACGTACAGGCTCTAAATGGGCTTTTAACGGCTCAGAAATCATACAAGGAGGAATAGCAATGGCAACACCAGTATTATGGAAAGATGTAGTTGGGTTTGAGGGGCTTTACATTGTGAATTGTCATGGTGAAATAAGAAGCACAGACCATTATGTAAAATGCAATACAGGAAAAAGACTGGTGAAGGGTAGAACTTTAAAGTCTTGTGATAGAGGAAATGGTTATCCATTTGTCACAATGGGAAAGAACGGTAAGCAATACAATATGAGTGTTCATAGAGTTGTAGCAATGGCTTTCTTGCCGAATCCAAAGAATCTTCCAGAAGTTAATCATAAAGATACTGATCCATCAAATTTTGATTACACAAATTTGGAATGGTGTGACAGAAAGTATAACAATAATTATTCCAATAGAGCTTACAAAGCTGCTTCGAAAAAGCACAAGAAAGTGGAGCAGATTAAGGATGGTGTTGTTATTAAAATCTGGAATAGTCTTTCTGAAATCGGAAGAAAATGTGGAATTTCAATAGGTAATATCTCCGAGTGTTGCAATGGTAAAAGAGAAACTGTCGGAGGATATTCGTGGAGATTTGAGGAGGTGTTATAACATGGGATTTCCGGTTCTTATTTTGGGCGAAACAGGAAGTGGAAAAACTTATTCCATTAAAAATTTTGACACAGAAGAAGTCGGCATTTTTTCAGTAGAAAAGAACAGACTTCCGTTCAAAAAAGCGTTTAAAATCGCCAAAAATGCAACTTATCAGCAGATAACAAGGGTATTAAGCAACCCTCAATTAAAAAAATATGTAATTGATGATAGCCAGTATCTTCTTGTGAATGAAATGTTTGACAGGGCGAAAGATACGGGTTATGGAAAGTTTACCGATATGGCTTTAAATTTTCGAAATCTTATTCATTTTATCAATATTAAGCTTCCAGACGATGTGATTGTATACTTTTTGCATCATACAGAGATGGATAGCAATACCGGAAAAATTAAGGCTAAAACAGTCGGCAAAATGCTTGACCAGAATCTTACAGTAGAGGGCTGTTTCGATATTGTGCTTCTCACTTCTGTAGAGGGTCAGGAACATTATTTTATTACACAGTCAGATGGATATACTACAGCAAAAAGTCCGGAAGGAATGTTTGATTTAAAAATTCCGAACGACTTAAAAGCAGTAGATACAGCCATCAGAGATTATTACGAATTAGGAAAAGGAGAAAACAATAATGCAGAAACCAAATAATTACGATACTACACAGGCAGCAGGAGAATTTGAGCCGATTAAGCTCGGCGGACACAAAATGGTAATTAAGCAGGTATCAGAGAAAAAATCCCAGGGTGGGCTTGATATGCTTGTTATCTTGTTTGATTTCGCAGATGGAGACGAGCAGGCAGGTTACTTTATGAAGCAGTTTGAGAATGATATTCGCCCAGACAAGAAATACCCGAATGCAGGCACAAACTACATGGTTATTGACGAGAGTGTAGATTATGGTGTTCGTAATCTCAAAACATTCATTACATGCGTAGAAAAGTCAAATCCGGGATTTGCTGTTAAGTGGGGCGATAACTTCGGGCAGCAGTTCAAAGGTAAGTTGATCGGCGGTATCTTCCGCCTGGAAAAAGACTGGTACGACAATAAAGAAGTGAAACGCCACAAGCTTGCATGGTTCCGCAGCGTGGAAGGAATCAAAGATGCAGATATTCCAGAAGAGCGTACAACAAAAGCGTATGACGATCATCTGAAGGAAGAAGCTATCATGGGGGCAAATCCGGCAGGAACTGATTTTATGAGTATTCCGGATAGTGTACAGGAAGAGCTTCCATTCAATTAAAAGGATGTGTTTTTAATGGTTATACAGACAGACACAAGAGAACATAAAAAGGAATGGGAACGGATTCAAAAGCAGTTTGGCAGTCTTGGAGTACAGTATTTCCGATCGAAGTTATACTGCGGAGATTATCAGTCGTTGGACAATGCAAAGCTCTGTATTGACCGTAAAAAGGATTTACAGGAGCTATGTGGAAATGTCTGCCAGCAACACGAAAGATTCAAGGCAGAGCTTATCAGAGCGCGTGAAGCAGGTATTCAGCTGATTATTCTATGTGAGCACGGGCCAGATATCAAATCAGTTGGTGATGTGTATTTTTGGGAGAATCCAAGAAAACACAAAGTCATCTGGAAGACGGTAAACGGTAAGAGAATAAAGACTGTAATTTCTGATAAGGCTGTTGATGGCTGCCAGTTATATAAATCTCTATGCACGATCAGAGATAAATACGGTGTTCGATTTGAATTCTGTACAAAAGAAGAGACTGGACGGCGAATCGTGGAGTTGTTGTCATGACAAAAGATGAGATCAAGCAATCAGTGAAAATGTCTGAGATTCTTTCCAGGTATGGACTAAAACAGAACAGAGCAGGATTTATATGTTGCCCTTTTCACAAGGAAAAGTCAGCGTCATGCAAGATTTACGATGATTCCTTTTATTGTTTCGGTTGTGGAATCGGCGGTGATGTGTTTGATTTCGTGATGCAATATGAATCCGTTCCTTTTAGCACTGCATTTATTGAGCTGGGCGGTACTTATGTATCAAAAAAAGGTAAAAGCCGCAACCAGATTAGACATGAAGTGCGAGATATCAAATCAAAAAAATGTAATCCCGCTCAGGATCCTAATGAGCTTGAGCAGGTAGAAAAGAACATACTTATGTACGAAACAGCGCTAAAAACGTTCCCTCCTGATTCAGAAGAGTGGTATATGTGCCAGTTTAATCTCGAGAAAGAAAAAAGCAGACATGAATTACTGTCTGTTAAGTCAGGAGGTGAGGAAAATTCTTGAAAATATTGGAAATTTACAAGCGCAAGACTTTATGGAAAAGCAGCTATATGAAGAACTCTTTTCGATAAAAAATAAAATTGATCGCTCAGAAATCAAGTTCAAGCTGATGAACCGGGCGAAAACTGTGAAAGCAAAACATATAGCAGAAGAATTCATAAAGGAATTTCAAAAAGCAGAGCAGGAAAAGGAAAAAGAAGAAAAAACAAACCGTTCTATGCAGCTGATTGAAAACATCACAAACTTTTATCCCGATTCTGCCGATAAGGAATATCCTAATATGGCCTGTGGCAGCTGGATAGCTACAGAGAACGGAATATTTTCTTCTGAAACATCTAAGGCAAGAGAACTTGTATGCCACCACCCGATCATGCCGATACGTCGACTGAAAAACATTGAAACAGGTGAAGAACAGATCACAGTGGCTTTTAAAAGGGATGGATATTGGACAGAAATAACTGTTCCAAAAATTGACATTGTGACTTCCAGGGCAATAACTAATCTTGCAAGGTTCGGGGTGCAGGTCAATTCAGAGAACGCAAGGCTTCTTGTGAAATACCTGGCGGATGTTGAAATGTACAATGCCGATATGATCGACATACAGCACTCCACAAGCAAGTTAGGGTGGCATGGCAATGTATTTGTACCTTACGACCTTTCGATTGTTTTTGACGGGGAATACCGCTTTAAAACACTATTCCAGAGCATACAGGAAAGTGGAGATTACTTTAAGTGGGTGACTCTAGCTAAACAGCTACGGTCGTGCGAACGATTAGAGCCACGGATAGCGCTTGCGGCATCTTTTGCAAGCGTGCTTGTACAACCGCTTGACGCACTACCGTTCATCGTAGATTTCTACGGACAGACAGGTGGTGGCAAGACAGTAACGATCAATATAGCGGCATCGGTTTGGGGAAATCCTGCACCAGGAGCTTATGTTGGAAATTTTCGGTCAACAGATACATCATTAGAGACCAGGGCAGATATGCTCAATAACTTTCCGATGATTCTGGACGACTCGAAGAATGCTTCTCAGTATATCCGGGATAATTACGAAACGTTGATTTACAATCTTTGTTCCGGTAAAGGAAAGGCACGTTCAAATAAGGACCTCGGAGCAGCTAAGGAAAATACGTGGAGCAATGTGACTATTTGTAACGGTGAGAACCCTATTTCTGAATTTGCGGATTCTGGAGGAGCAATCAACAGAATTATTGAGATTGAGTGCTGTGAGGATATTTATGAGAATCCAGCAGAGATTAACAGCATTGTCACAAAGAACTACGGTTTTGCCGGAAGAGTGTTCGTTGGGAATCTCAAGCAGTTCACATCGGACGATCTGAAAGAAATGAAAGCCGAAATTGAGAAAGGTTTTGACGGATATGACTTTCCAGCTAAACAGGTAATGGCTATATCTACGCTTCTGCTGGCTGACAAATTAGCTACAGATTTCATATTTAAGGATGGACGTGAGCTGACGGTTGAGGACGTTGTGGATATACCTACACGCAAGAAAGATGTATCAGAAGGTCAGAGATGCTATGAATTCATTCTTGAAAGTCTTTCTGTGTACGGGCAACACTTTGATGCACAATTCAGCTGTGATCAATGGGGATTCAAGGAAACTCCAGATGAGTATGGAGACGTATATGTATACTTTTATCCGAAACCTCTTGAAAACCTTTTGAAAAACAATGGATTCTCTAGGAAAGCCTTTTCAGCTTGGGCGATTAATCGAGAGCTAATTAAGCATACAGGAAAGAGAGACACGGTATTAAAAAGAGATGGAGGAAGTGTGATGAGGCTTATCGCAGTAAAAATTATTGATATAAAAAGTCTCGAAAATGAACAAGAAAATGAAGTTATTGAAACTGGTTTTCTGCCAACTAATGCCGAAACAAATGTTCCGTTTTCGTAATTTGTAACCATGTAACCGTTGTAACACGAAAAAAAACGTCCTATAGGAGGAAGTTTGAGAGTGTATAAAAAACATATACTCTAGTGATTCTCCTATATGAAAACCTTGGTTACATTGGTTACACGGTTACATACATCTGAAACCCGCATAAAATAAGGGTTTTTGACGTAACCAATAGATTGAAAAAGTCGGTTACACATGGGTTACAAAATTAAAAAGTATATACAATTAGATTTATTATAACAAAATTAATTGAATATTGCAAAAATATTTAGTTGACATAATTATTGCAAGGAGTGGTTACAAAATGAAAAAAGACGATCTCAATAAAAAGCAGAGATATGCATTAGACACGATGCTGTCTGGTAGTAATGTTTTTCTGACAGGTGATGCAGGAACAGGCAAGACAACGGTTATTCAGACATTCATTGATGAGGCGGAAAAAGCTGGTAAAAGCATTCTGGTATCTGCCACTACTGGAATAGCTGCGGATAATATCGGGTATGGAGCGACCACCGTGCATCGTGCGTTAAATATCTCAATTAAGTTTGAGGATTATAAGAAAAAAGTGAAATCCAGATCTGAACTGCTGAAGGAAGCAGATATCCTTATTATTGACGAGATCAGTATGTGCCGGTTCGACCTGTTTAATATGATTGCAAAGACAATCATCACGGAGAATGAAGATAGAGCCGTTGACAGACTTTTGAGCGGAAAGGATAAAGAAGATATTCAGTTAATCGTAATTGGAGATTTTTACCAACTTCCTCCAGTTATCACAACAGATGATCGTAAAATTCTCTGTCGGATGTATGGATCTAATTATGGAAAAGGCGAAAAGTACGAACACGGATATGCTTTCATGTCTGAATACTGGAAAGAAATGGGGTTTGAATATATTAAACTTGATGAGGTATGCAGGCAGAATGATGAGGGATTTAAGTATGTACTGAATGATATTAAATATGGCAACAATATTAGAAAATCCATTGCATATCTGGAGAATAATGAATCAGACAAGGTTATACCGGAAGCACCGTTTCTGGTCGGAACAAATGCTGAAGCTGATCGGATTAATAATACTTTCCTTGGAAAACTAGATAAAAAGACCGAAAAAGTGTTTCATGCAGCAGTTGACGGAGATCTGACATCTGCCGATATTAAAAACATTGCATTTGCCAGAGAAGACTTGACGCTGAACATCGGTGCAAAAGTGATGATTACCGTCAACGATCTGTCTGGTAATTACGTTAACGGAACGATTGGTATTATTCAGAAAATCGTAGACAATGGAGAGTTTGAAGAATCCTATCTGATTATTAAAACGGACAAGGGTAAAACAGTTAACTTGTACAGATACAGCAAAGACATTGAGAAACAGGTTATTGAGGAATCCGAACAAGAAAAGGACGGTCAGAAGATCGTGAAAGAGAAGATTGTCCGTAAGAAAGTTGGGTCATTCTCTCAGTTCCCGGTAAAACTTGCCTGGGCAATCAGTATTCATAAATCACAGGGACAGACATTTGAAAAGATTAATATTGATCCTTGCTGTTGGGATCCAGGACAGTTCTACGTGGCTGTTTCCCGGGCTAAATCAGCTAACGGCATACATTTTATCAGACCGATTAAGCAAAGCTATATAAAGGCGTTTAGCAAGGATAACGAGCAACTTCTTGAGCAGAGTTTTGAGGTGGAAGAAGGTGTGTAACTATGAGGGTGACACATGAGCAGATACCGAACACTATAAAGTTTTTACAGATCGACTTTCCGGCACTGGTCCTCCAGACTGCCGGAATCGAAGAAAATGATGAATACTGGCAGCAGGTGACAGAGCAGATTCATATCATGTCAGAAAAATATCGAAAAAACGGGTTTGTAGATCATATGCTATTGGCTTATGCGGACTATCTCGAAAAAATGTTTAAAAGAGCGCAGAGGATGAAAAAGGAGCGTGAGAAGAATGTACAAACAGAAGTATAAAGAAGGTCAGCAGATTCACAAAGACATATATCTGTACATCTGCCGATATATCAAGGAACATCGGTACGCACCGTCCTACAAAGAGATCGCCGACGGGGTTGGCGTGTCAAACGCCACGGTACTTCGTCACATGGACATGCTGCGAACTGATGGGCTGATCGAAACGGATCACCCGAAGACGCCGAGAGCGTTCCGGTTGACGGGATATGAGTTCGTGACAAGGAGGAAGAAACATGAAACTGTATGAGCTGTTCAAAGGCACTGAATACGTTGGAGAGTTCACCCTTGACGAGATCATAAGCATCACAGGAGCACATCGGAGCGCACTACTCAACAGCGTGGCGCACGGCGTCCTCGTAAATGACTTGTGGGACGTCTCTCCGGCTTATGACAGGACTTTAAACCGAAATGACGACAATTCATTGCTTAAGCAGTTTGAGGCCGTTACAAGGCAAATTAGGAGGTGTGTGAAGCGTGAGCAGTAAACTTAAAGCAAAACCACGAAAGCAGAGACTTCCTCTAGCTCAGTCCAACCAGGCGGCACAGGCGTTTGGACGAGCAATGATTAACTGCCATAGCCAGATCAAAAGCATGGAGAAAGAAGCCTATGAGAATGGATTTAACGATGGAGAAGATTGGGCTGATACGATTAATGTTGTTACGACCATGATGGCTCTGAGACGCTTATATGGCTTTTCTACAAAACGCTTGCTCACAGTCATGCAGACTGCCAACGAGTACGTTAAAATGGCAAACAGGGGTGAAATGAGCGTTCTGAGCATGATACAGGACATTGAAGAGAACACAGATGTAAGATTTGACGAGATGAACAAGAATCTGGTTAAGAAGATGGGAGTTTAAAATGAAATTTATAGATTTTTTCGCAGGAATCGGAGGATTTCGTAGGGGAATGGAATTGGCGGGGCATGAATGCGTTGGTTTTTGCGAATTTGATAAATTTGCTACTGCGAGTTACATCTCAATGCACTTGCTGACAGACGAGCAGCGAAAGGCATTGGAAGATATTCCTATCAAGAAAAGACAGAAAGAAATATTAAAGGAGGAATACAGAAATGGAGAATGGTACGCAAATGACATTAGAAGAGTGTATGCCGGAGACATTCCAAAAGCCGATTGCTGGTGCTTCGGATTCCCTTGTCAGGACATATCCGTTGCAGGAAAGCAAGCCGGATTTCAAGGAAACCGTTCAAGCCTGTTTTTCAGAGTTATGTACCTTGTCGGACAGCTCGAAGAAGAAAATAAACCCACTTACCTTTTCATTGAGAACGTTAAGAATTTACTTAGTGTTAATGGAGGATGGGATTTCGCCAGACTGCTCATTGAAATGGAGCAGGAGGGGTATGATGCAGAATGGCAAGTGCTCAACTCCAAAGATTTCGGAGTGCCACAGAACAGAGAAAGGTGCTTCATTGTCGGACATCTTAGAGGAAGAAGTACCGCAAAAGTATTTCCTATCGAAGGAACAGACGGAGAAAATAGTGTTTCGTTAAATCTTTTTGGTTGCCTTAATGGTAGAAATTCACAGCGAGACAGAGTTTATAGCGACAATGGGTTGGCACCAACAATCAGTACGAAGCCGGGAGGAAACACAGAACCCAAAGTATCCATATTATTTGATACAAGTTATATTGGCCAAGATGGAAAAGCACGCATATATGAAAATATTTGTCCAACACTAACAAGCAGAGATTATAAAGAGCCTAGAAGTGTCGGAGTAGTATGCAATGTGAACCCGTCAGGAAAAGGAATGAACGGAAATGTGTATGATTCGACTGACTTAAGCCCTACTTTAACAACAAATAAAGGAGAGGGAAATAAGATTGTAATCCCAGTATTGACACCAGATCGTATAGAAAAACGTCAGAACGGAAGAAGATTCAAAGAAGATGGCGAGCCAATGTTCACACTGACAGGACAGGACCGGCATGGAGTTGGAATCAAAGTTAAAGAAAACACATTAGACACAAGTTACAATCAGGGGATATTCGTTCAAGTGTCGGAAGAATTGACTGTATATGCAGTCTGGTATGAAAAATATCAGTGTTACATAGCAATCCGGAAGCTGACACCGAAAGAATGCTTTAGGCTGCAAGGTTGGTCTGATGATTATTTTGAAAAGGCTCAGTTTGTTAATTCGGATAGTCAGCTTTACAAACAGGCAGGAAACGGAGTAACAGTGACAGTTATAGAAGCCATAGCAAGAAAAATGAACGTAAATCTAAATTGATAGCGTGTCAGTTGCTTACATGGGGAAAGTGAGGATGGAAAATGGTTTATAAACACTGTAGATGTGGATGCGGTGGAATTATAGGGCAATACAGTAAAGCGAAAGGATTCACTTGTGAAAGATGCAATAAAGAGTACCAATTATCAGAGCTAAATTTTGATTGGATTGCATCGAACGAAAAGACAGGATGGCTGTTTCCGATGCTGAATAAGGAGGACACAAAATGTTAATCAGAAGTCAGAATAAAGCATTTTTATTAAACTTTAGCAATTTGACTGTAGCTTATATTGCGGAAGATGACGAGGATTTTGTTATTTCAAGCCTAGAGGACGAAAACAGATATAGATTTGGTAAATACTTCTCAAAAGAAAAAGCCATGAAAGTACTGGATATGATTCAGGAAGCTTGCATAAACGGACATATTGATTTCCAGATGCCGGAAGATAGTGAGGTGGTTGTATGAAGTACATTCTTGTTAGGACTTACACTTGAAATCATAGTCGGAGTGGTCGGTCTTGTATGCGTAGCGATCATGTACGACAAGCACCACTCAGACGATTAGAAAGGAGAACGGTATGCTGACAAGGAATAAAAAGCTGAAAGACTACGGTATTCCGGCAGAGGACATT